GTGCCGATGGTCAACCATGCGCTGTTGGCGGCATTGCGCATCTTGAGCAGGCCTGCGGTGGTGTCCGCCCAGATCTGATGCGCGTAGGTGGTGCTCGGTGCCGTGGTGCCGCTGTTGTTGCTGACGATCGCAGCCAGCGCGGTGTTGATGTCAGCCCGGAAGCTGGCCGCTGACTGGTTATCAATGACGTAATCGTGTTGAGCCATTAGGTCAAGCCTCCATGGTGTTCAGTCTAGGCTTGGAAGCCTGATCAGGTTTTGATGCAGTACAGCAGGGCCACGTTGCGCGGGCGTGTCTCGGTTCCGCCTGCGGCGGCGGTGTTTTGAGGTGGGATGGCCGCCGCGTTTTGATAAGAACCCTGAACACTGTTTCCTGTTATCGCAGTTCCGTCGAAGCCTGCGCTTCCAGATCCAATCATGTAGGCGGTGTAATAAGAGTGCGCGTGGCTCAGGTAGCTCTCGCCCTGCGCGCTGCCGATCGCCCTGGTGGCGTCAACGCCACGGGCGTCGTCCCAGCCGCGCACGAATTCACCGCGCAGATCCGGCACGTTGAAGGTCGAGGTGCCGTTGCCAGCCCCGTAGGTGCTGCCGACCACGGCAAACAGCGCGGAGTAGGTCGAGCGGCTGATTGCGGCGCCGTTGCACTTCAGCCAGCCAGCCGGAGCGCTGCTCCCCGCGTAGGTGATGACCGACCCCGCAGGCACCGACAGACCCGCGGCTGTGGTCACGAACGCCGTGGTGGCCAGCTGGGTTGTGTTGGTGCCAGCGGAAGCAGTCGGCCCGGTTGGCGTGCCGGTGAACGCTGGTGACGCCAGCGGCGCCAGGCCCAGGTTGGTGGCGCCCAGGGTGCCGATGGTGATCCAGGCGCTGTTGGCCCCGTTGCGCTGCTTCCAGAGCCCTGCGGTGGTGTCCGCCCAGAACTGGTAGGCGTAGGTAGGGAATGGCTCTGTGCTGCCGCTGTTGTTGGTGGCGATGGCCTGCATCGCGCCATTGAGATCGGCCCGGAAGCTGGGGCCCGATTGGTTCTCCAGGATGTAGTCGTGTTGCGCCATGGTTATGCAACTTGCCTGCCGAAGCCAACCGCAGTGTAGGTAAAGGTTCTGCCTGAGATGACAGTGCCTGCTGCGTTGCGGAAGATGATATCGAATCCGCCGAGCGTGACCGAAGAGACGACGAAATAATCACCCGTCGCCATGTTGTAGGCGGTGATTCCAATGGTTGGAGTTGCGATGAAAGAGTTTGTGAAGTTAATGGTGTTGGTCGCGGCGGCTGCGGTAAACGGGCCAGCAGACTCGGTTCGTTGCTGAAACTCAATATCCACTCCCAGCTCGTAGATGAAAATGTTTTGAAGCGGGTCGCCGCTGGTGGCCACTGCCTTAAATTGAAAGGCCCGCCCCCTGACAATGGCGTTGGCAAACTCGCGCCAAGGGCTCCAGACCGTGCTGCCGGTTGGCACCTCATTCGCCGAGCGAACGTAGGTGATCGCATTGACACGATCGCCTGCCACTCCTTCGACGCTTTCCCACGTATCGATGGGCGTGGCGTTGTTGTCCCAGAATTGATTGCCGGTGTAGGGGAATACCGCAACGCGGCGCTTAAGGTTTACATCGTAAACCCCACGGGCCGTATAAGATTCGCTGAATTCGTAGGTGCCTTCTGCTGGGTTACTTGAAATGGTGTCAATCAGGCCAGGTAGAAGGTCCCAGTCGTAATCTCCTGGGCCTAGAGCGTCAACATAGACGCCACCAGCCAGCATGATTCCGGTTTGATAGTTAAAGGCAGCGGAGTATGCACCGCTTGGCATCATATTGATATAGGTTCCCCTGAACTTCACAAGCCCGCCAGGCAGGGTGTCCTGCTCGGCGATGGTCTTCACCAGTAGTCGCGGCTGTGGCGCCGGGAGATCCACCACGACCGACGCAGCAAGGCGGGAGCGGCGCCCGCCGTCATCTTCAAACTTCAGCAGGTAGGTGCCCTCCAGAAGCGGCACCTGCTTTTGCGTCTGGCCGCCAGCTGCTGCAGCGACGATCTCTTGCGCCTGCTCCCACGTTGCGCCGACCAATGCTTTGTTATGGCGGATCAGCACCTTACCGCCCAGCAGCACATCTAACTCGGTGGAGCGGGCCCAGGAGATGATGGCGCTCGCGTCGTCGATCGGAACCAGGGAGATCCCCGAGACGTTGGTGGGCGGTGCCGTCTTGCCGAAGGCAATCACGCTGAGCGCGGTGGCCTTGCTCACCTGGAGGCCAACGCCGACCGATGACACCAGCGCCTCGTAGGTGGTGGCCTTTGTTTCCAGGATCTCAAAGGCGTTGGCCTTTGATGTCTGGGTGGACCAGTTGCCGTCTTTCTCCCTGAACGACACCCGATAGCTGCTGGCCCCTGGGACCAGGCTCCAGCTCAGCTGGATCTTTGCAGCGGCCCGGCCGCCGGCGTCGTAGAGCACTTGGGTAGAGCTCAGGTTCTGCGGCGGATCGGGGATGATGTTCAGGTCGGTGATGTCCCGCTGAACCAGTGCCAGCCCCTGCTCGATGAAGTCGTACTTGCTGGCGTTGTGGGCTAGGGCCGTAATGGCATAGCCAACGCCATCGCGTTCCTCCACCGCCAGCACGCGCCACAGTGCCGCCTGGATGTTGGAGCTCTCAAAGATCCAGACCGAGTTGGGCTGGGGGATGGAGCTGTACGCCGTCGTCACCCTGACCACGTTGCCGGTGATCGATGCCACCGCCCGGGCCTGCACCGTGCCATCGGCGAGCATCACCGACAGAATGGGACTGTTGGCCATCGTCAGGCCGGTGGCATCGTCCAGGGCGATGGCGGTGCGGCTCGATCCGGTGATGCCATCGATCACCGGCAGCCCATCCCAGTTGCCATCGATGGCCAGCGCATCGATCAGCAGGCCGGTGTTGATCAGGCCGCCGCGGCGGACACCAGCGCGCAGGGGATCGGCGACATCGATGATCATGCCCGGCCGCACCGTCACACCAGCCGCCAGGTTCGATGTGAAGCTGCAGGTGTTCCCTTCGTTCTGCTCGGCGTAGAGCAACCACTTGCCGAGCCGCTGCGCCTGGCCCCGGCTGGTGCAGGCGAAGGCGTCGATCTCGGCCTTCACCACCCCATAGCGGGCGATGCCGCCGGCATCCTCGACCACCTCGTAGGCCGCGTCTGCCAGGTCAAGATCCTGGTAGCGCACCACCGCCACGGTCGGCCTGGACTTGATGCTGCTGCCGGAATAGCTGAAGCCCTCGGGCCCGACGTTGGCCCGGGTGAACAGGAAGGCCGGATCGCTGGGACGGTCCTGGCTGATCGTCAGCGCACCGGCGGCCCAGTACGGCATCACCCGCATGGTGGAGGCCAGGTCGTTGATCAGCCGGTAAGCGTCGTCAGCGGTCTGGATGTTGGCGTTGCAGCTGAAGCGCGGCTCATACCCCCCGAAGCCATCGGGCACCAGGGCGGAGGCGTACTGGCTGGCGGAGTAGAAGGCGAACTTGTCAAGCTGGCTGGCATCCAGGTGGTTGCCGAACCCATAGCGGACCGAGGTGAGCAGATCCCACAGGCACCATGCCGGGTCGCTGGTCCATTGCGCTGCGCCAAAGGTGCCATTCCACACGCCGGAATAGACCAGCCGGCCGTTGTTGCTGTCCACCGTGGCGTTGCTGGGGATGGCCACTTTCAGGCCGCGGATCCGGTAGCTGCGCGATGGGATCGAGTTGAACTGCTCGGCGTCAACACGTAGCCCCACCAGCGCCGAGTTGGGATAGCTGAGCTTGGCGTAGGTGATGCTGCTGAAGCTGGCCCAGCTGAAGGCATTGGCCAGCTTTGAGCTGGTGCTGTCAGGGGTTACCCGGCTCACCCGGATGTCCACGGGGAACGGGCCGGCCAGGCCGATGCGGTACTGCCGCTGGTATTGCTGGGAGGTGCGGCCGCTGATCGTGTCGTCCACCACGACGCTGTAGCCGCCGCCGTTGTACTGCACGGCCACCTGCAGTTGCACGCTGGTGCCCAGGATGTCGCCCTTGTCGGTGTATTCCTGCAGCGCTGGCAGGGTCACGACCACGCGAGCCGCGTCGGCTGTTGCGCTGATTGTGCGAACGACGGGGCTGGCCTCCGTGACCACCACGCCCACGCCTGTCTCGCTGGCGACTTCATCAAAGCCGCTGATGTAGCCCTGCGACTGCGTGCCGTTGCGGGCGTCCACTGAGACGCCGTTGAAGTTCAGGCTGCCATCAGGGTTTTGGATCGGGGTGTTACCCAGGAAGATCCCCTGCAGTCCGCCGACCAGGCCGGCGATCTCGCCTTCCCCGATCAGATCCAGGATCTTGGCGTAGCTGGTTGAGAAGAGGTTGTTGGTGGATTCGGTGGGGACGTACTGCTGCGGCTGAGCGGCGACAGGCTGAACCTGTACTTGCTGCCTGCTGCGTCCACTGCCACCAGAGCCGCCGATCATGCCGCCACCTGATCCACGTCAATGCCAGCGGAGATCACCACGGATCCCACGATCACCTCGCCATAGATCACCGGCACCGGCACTCCCTGGCGGCTGGTGTTTTGGATGCCGGAGAAGCTGTAGCTTTTGCGCGGGTCGTTGTCGTCGGCCCCGGCGGGCTTGGCGATGCCGGCGGATGTTGATGCTCCAGGGCCGGCCATGCGCGGCACAGGGGTGAGCAGCTGTGCCACGCCACCAAGGGCCAGGCTGGCGCCGACGCCCTGCATCAGGGCCACGCCAAGAGCACCAATGCCCGGAATGAACGACAACGCCACCAACGCCACCCCAGCCACGATCCGGCCCACCGCGCCAGCGCCGCCGATCACCGGCACGATTGCGATGTCTGAGCCGCCGGCTGGTTCGTGGAGGTGATCAGCATCAAGAGCCCGATCCCCGACGCTGACGCGGTAATACTGATCCGCCATGTGCCGCTCGACCTGGGGGAAGTTGGCCAGCAGGAAGCGCACCGCTTCGGCGGCGCTGCTCACCTCAGCCAGGAAAGCGCGGCGACCCAGGAAGCGGGCCAGGCGGCCATAGACGCGGATCGTCCTCATGGCTTCAGTCTGCCGACCCAGCCAGTGCATTTCTGCAGCCAGCCGCCATAGATGTCCCGACTGGAAAGCCTGCCGCGCAGGTGGTGGAGCATCATCTGATCGCCGACATAGACGCCGACGTGATTCAGGTTGGCGTTGCTGATCGCCATCAGCACGGCATCACCTTCCTGCATGTCGGCCGGATCGATCTGCTCAAACCCCGCTTCTTCCCATAGCCCGGCAAACATCGGCGCCGCTTCGAAATCATCAGGCCGGTCCGGCCGCTGCCAGTCCGGCAGGGTGGTGCCCTGCTCGGCGTACCAATCCCGCACCAACGTCCAGCAGTCCTGAACACCCCAGACCCATTCGCGGCCGATCAGCGGGGCCTTGTAGCCGGACGGCTCCAGCTCGGCCCAGGCTTCGGTCTTGGGGTTGACGATCAGCCACGGCAGGCCCGACGCCTCGCACGCCGCCAGATCAGCGGGGGATGGCTCTGGCGGGGTGATCGGGTGGGAGTGAATCACGGCCAGCACCTCGCCCTGGTCTTCTGCGGCGCGGTAGTCGTCGGGGTCGATGGTGAACAGATCGCCGGGGTCTTCGGCGATGTTCCGGCACGGCACGTAGGTCTGTTTGCCGCTGATGACCACCACCAGGCCGCACGCCTCGCGGGGGTCATCCTGCTGGGCATGGGCCAGCGCTTGCGCCTTGGCGGTGTCGTCAATCATGAGAAGTAGGAACCAGCTCCAGGGAAGCCGCCAAAGGGCAGCTGGGCACCGCTGCCGAAGTGGTTACGGCAGTCGGCCAGGCTCTTGGCGCAGCTGGGCAGGGCGCCGGTGTAGCCGCACTCCGCCGAGCGGTAGACCCACGGGCAGATCGTGGCGATGACCTGCCGCTTGGGGGCGCGCACGCCGGCCAGATCGAATGCCGCGGCAAGCTCAAACTCCACCATCTCGGTGGATTCGCTCTTGCGCCGGTCAACGTAGTAGACCTCGCGGGGGTATTCGGCGGTGGTGTCTGGTGTGCCCAGCGGGTTGACGTTGCCGGGGAAGTTGATGGCATCCAGGTAGCGGGCGTGGGTGCGGATGCGTGTCACCTTGGCGCCCTCCAGGCCCGCCGGCAGGCCCAGCAGCAGCGCCGAGATGGTGCTCATCACGTTCGCCACCTTCAGCGATGGCCGGGGCAGCTGGCCGTTGCCGGAGTAGCTGAACCCATCGGCGACGATCGGGAAGGCCAGGTAGCTGTTGCCGGACCACACGATGTCGCCGGTGCCCTTGGCATTGATGCCGGCATGGAAGCGATACAGGGTGCTGGCGCCATGGATGGCGGTGATCAGCTGCAGTTCGAACAGCTCGATCAGCGCCGAGGGGGCCGGTAGCTGAGCTTCGGAGAATGGGACGGCCATCAGTATTCAAAGACCTGCCGGAACTTGGCCCTGATCTGATTGTTGTTGCAGTTGGTGGGGTCAATGCTCCACTCTTCGCAGACCCACTTCCCGCCGGTCTGGTTCCACGGTGTCGTCCAGTCGAACGCTTCAGCGCCGGCGCGGGCCTCAAGGAAGGTGCGGATCTGATCGCGCTCGGTGTCGTCGCGGTTGTTGAACTGCAGATCCCAGGTCTTGGCGTCTGAGTTCAGGCCCATCCTGATGCGCTGCTCTGCGCCATCGCCAAGCGCGGTCTTGATGACCCGCGGCTGGCTGGACTCTGCCGAGCCGAAGGATGGGGTCCAGGTGAAGGTGGCCATGATCAGGCGGCGAGGAGTCCGCCAGGGCGGCGGTGGTGAATCAGGCGGTCATCAACCACCCGGGCCAGGTCGCGGGCCAGGGCGGCGCCGGTGCCGGCGTTGCCTTCGGCCTTCGTGCCGGAGGCGTCCACGTTGATGGTGATGTTGTTGCTGCTGGCGCTGCTGGTCCGGGGGGTGCCCCGGGTGTGATCGATCACGGTTTCCCGCGGGTGCAGCATCGCCATGAAGCCGCCCTGCCCGTCGAGGCCGCCGGACCTGGCGCCGTCGCCGGTGTAGCCGCCACCGGCATAGCTGTAGCCGCCCGAGGGGATGAAGGCCTGGCCGGGCATCTCAAAGCTGCGGCCAGCGCCGCCGCCGATCCCGCCGATCAGCGACATGATCGTTTTCAGCACCATCTGCCGGATGATCATCCGGGTGGTGTCCTGCAGGACCGACGCGGCAAAGGCCTTGAAGTTGGTGGCGCCGGTGGTGGCCAGTTCGGTGAGGCTGTTCTCCAGGCCGCCAATGCTGTCGGCGGTGAGCTTGCCCACCGCGTCGCGCATGGTCCCGACCGAATCGACGAAGCCCTGCAGGCCCTGCTGTAGGCCGGCACCGACGCTGCTGCGGCTGCTCATCTCCTGCATGTAGGCCAGCGAATCGGCCAGCGCTTCGGCGCGCAGGCGCTCGGTGATCAGCTGCTGGTCGGCGATGTCCGCCATCTTCTTGTCGAGCTCCAGCTTTGCCAGGGCCCAATCGTTGATCTGAGCCGCCACCAGCAGCTCACCCTCCTGGGCGCTGCGGACGTTGGCGTACTTCTCGGCGTACTCCCGCATCCGCTCGGTTCGCGCCTGGTCGTATTCGACCTGCGCCTTCTCAAGTGGATCCATCGCCGCTGCCACCTGCAACCGAGCCTCGCTGGTGGCCAGCAGGTCGCGGGCGGATGCAAGTTGCTTCTGGGTTTCCTCGGCTGCCCTGGCAGCTTCCTTGGCCTGATCCTGCAGCTGCTGCCCGTAATCGCCGAGCCCCGCACCGGGACCACTGCCGGCGATCTCGCCAAACACCTTGCGCGCGTTGACCTGGCGCTCGCCCATGGCCTTGACGCCGGAGCGCTCGTAGTACCTGTCAAACAGGTAGGCCGCCTGCTCGGGAGATTGCGCAGTCTTGAGCTTGGTCAGGGATGCGGCTTCGGGCCCCATCATTTCAGACACCAGGAAGCGCAGCTGGGTGGCCATGTCCCCGGCCTGGCCGCGACCACCGGCGAAGCGCACCAAGTCGGTCTGGCGGCTGCCGGTCCACTGGGCGAGGCCATAGCCGCCGACTCCGCGGGGCAGGCCAACGGCTCCGCCTTCGTTCACCCGGGGGTTCAGGCCTGATTCGCGCATCAGGTTGCCGACGATGCCGGCGGCCTGGGCATCGGTCAGGCCCAGCGCCGACTTCAGGGCGTTGGCGATCTGGGCGGCTGCGCTCTGCCCCTTGGCCCCGGCAGATCGGCCACCACCCTTGCCCGCGCCACCACCGCCCCCACCGCCATAGCCGCTCAGGTCCAGCGCTTCCGCCGCCGGTGCAGGCATACCGCCACCGCCGCCGCCGCCCTTGGCAGCGTCAGGCCTGGAGCCCATGGCCCCAGCTCGGGCTACTGCGCTGGCTGCATAGCCGCCGATCGGGCCAAGCAGCGCGCCACCGGCGGCCTGGGCCACTGCGATCCCGAGCTTTTCCCGGATCGCCTTAGGTATGGCGTTCACCATGCCCGAGATGTGCTGAGACACCCAGCCCATGGTTTCGCGGGCAATGTCAGCGATGAACCCGAAGCGGCCCGCAAAGGCCTCTGCAATCTTGCCGCCGGCCCACTGCGCGCTCTTGACCAGCTCGCCCCACTTATCGCTGATGAATCGCCCCGCCCCGGCGGCAAAGTTGCCCATGGCCTCCATGGCGCTCTTGAAATCACCGCTGATCACTTCGCCGAGATTGCCAACGAAATCGCGGAAGGCGTCGTTGGTCTTGTAGACGTAGGCCGTAAGCGCCGTCAATGCGGTGACGCCAGCCAACGCCCAGCCCCAGCCAGGGATCCCCAAGATGGCCACCTTCACCGCGTCAAGGCCGCCGGCCAGCAGGGGCATCACACCACCAGCCAGCGCGGCCTGGTAGCGCATGATCTCCATGGCGGCGCCAGCGCTTTTGATCGCCACGCCGCCCAGCTTCACAGCGCTGGTCAGCGGCCCCCACGCAATGGCCAGCGCAGCCGCGGCAACGGTGGCCTGCTGGAGCCCAGGCGGCAGGCTGCTAAACCCGGCAACCGCTGCGGTCACGGCGTCGGTGACGGCATTCAGCGCCGGGAGCAGGGCAATGGTGAGATCCATGCCCAGCGCGCTGACCTTGCCGCTGAGAATCGCCAGCTTGTCTTTGTACTCGTCGGCCTTCTTCGCAAAGGCCTCCGTCATTTTGACGCTGAGCTTGTCAATCGCCTGGCCGCCCATGTTCAGCATCGGAATCATGGTGTCTCCGCTCTTGCCGAACAGGGCCATGGCCAAGGCCGTCTTGGTCACGCCGTCAGGCATGGCCTTGAACCGGTTGGCGATCTCCAGGGTCACCGCATCGGCGCTCTTGAGCTTGCCGGCCGCATCCTTGGCGCTGATCCCCAGGGCGTTCAGCGCATCAGCCGCCTTCCCCTTGCCGGTGGTGGCCGCTTCAAACATGCCTTTGCTGAGCCGCCCCAGGCTCTTGGCCACGTTGTCGATATCGGTGCCAGACGTGGCCGCTGCTTTTTTGAACTTCGCCAGGGCCTCGACGCTGACGCCGGTGCGCTGGCTCAGGTCGTTCATCGCGTCGCCCGCATCGATGGCGCCCTTCACCAGGCCCACCAGGCCGGCGGCGCTCATCAAGGGCGCCAGCGCGCCCAGGGAGCTGGTCAGCAGCGCCGACGATCCAGCCATGCCACGCATCGCAACCGACGCGCCAGCGGCTGTGCGCTCGACACCCTGCAGCCCGCGATTCAGCGCGACAATCTGATTCGCGCCTTGAACGTCGGTCTTGATTCTCAGCAGGGCATCGAGGTTCGCCATCAGGCCGCAAGCTCCGCCAGCTTGGCCAGTGCCGCGTCTTCCATCACCTGCACGTCCTCCAGCACTTCGGTTGGGTTGGGCTCTTGCTCCAGGCTAAGAACAGCCAGCACGACGCCATAGTCCAGGCCGATCCGCTGGCCATCGCTGACGCGCCATTGGGTGCAGCACTTCAGGAACATTCGGATGCCCTTCTCTGCGTCTGGGTGGATGTCGAAGATCTGCACCTCAGGCTCAGGCACGATCACCCCCAGCGCTGCCGCTTCCACTGGGTCTGGGCCTTCCTGCCGGCCGCCGGTCACCCACAACTCGGCGGCCTCAATCAGTTTTTTCGCTTGCCCTTCGCCAGCGATTCCAGCCAGGCCGCCACGATGGCCGATGCCACCAGGGGAACGTTCAGGATCCGCTGGCGGCTGGCCTCAGAGAACGGCACCTCAGCGCCGGCTTCGTCGAAGATGCCGGCCCAGCCGGTCAGCACCTGATCCAGCAGCTCCAGATCAGAGATGGCGCCACCTTCGATCTTCTCCCCGATCTCGCGAAGGCGATCCTGCGGCAGCCGCTTGAACTCTGCATCGAACGTTTCCTTGTCGAACTTGCCGCCGTCAACCGGGAACTCGACGACGACGGGCCAGCGGTAGCTGGGGGATTGGCTGCGGAGCTGGAGGGGCATGGGTGGTGGTGTGGTGGTTCAGGCTTGGAAGCCTGATCAGGTCAGGGCCAGTGAGAACTCGTTGTTGCCGGCCGTGGTGGGCAGGAACACGCAGGGGATGTTCAGCATGATCACGCCGTTCATATCCCCGTAGCTCGGGTTCGTGATGTCGGTCTGAGCGCCAGTGAACACCGCGCGGTTCCCGGCGGTGGTGCCGTGCGTGAGGGTCAGGTTGCCAGTGGTGGTGCCGGTGGCGATGCTGAAATAATCCTTGGTGGCGATCGGCACAGACTCGATCATCACCTGGCCGCTGGGCTTGCGGTCGGTGATGAGCACTTCCTTGGTGCAGCCGATCAGCTCGCGATATTGGATCTCGTTGTTCAT